GAACTACACAGAAATGAGTATGGAGGAGCTTATCGAAGCAAGAAAAGCTATTCCAGCAGAGCTCGAGACAGAGGGTGCAGATCTTGACGCACTTGAGGCCAGAGCAAAGGAAATCAACGCAGAGATCGAGCAGAGAAATGCAGAGATAGAGACCAGAGCAGCAGCAATTAAAGAAATCACAACCGGTGATGTACCGGTAATAAGAACTTTTGAGGAGAATAACACAATGGAAGAAAGAACATTCGCAGTAGACAGCGTTGAGTATCGCAACGCATGGATTAAGTCACTTCAGGGCAACAAGCTTGACGAGGTTGAGGAGAGAGCATTCGCAGCATCAGGCGCACCGGTTCCTACACAGATATCAGACAAGTTCTTTGAGAAGATGAAGAAGTTAGCTCCAATGCTTAACGAGATTACTCTTTTCAATGTAGCTGGCAACCTTAAGTTCTATTCAGAGAGCGTAAGAGATGCAGCAGCAAAGCATACAGAGAACGCATCAATCACAGCTGGTGGCAACGATGCTATGGTATCAGTTACTCTTGGTGGATTTGAATTCGCTAAGCTCGTTAAGATTTCAAAGGCAGCTAAGGCTATGTCAATCCCTGCATTTGAGGGTTGGCTCGTAGACATCATTGCTGGAGACCTTGCAAGAGCAATCGATAACTATATCCTTAACGATGAGACAAACGGCGTTGCAGCTATCACATATACTACAGGAACAAATCAGATCCTTAACACAGCTACAACAGGCTATACATACAAGAACGTTATCGACCTTATCGCACTTCTTCCGGCAGCATATGATGCTGAGGCTAAGTTCATCACAAACAAGGCTACTCTTTATGGACAGATTGCAAACATCAAGGGTACAAACGACTTCCCAATCTTCGTAACAGATCCTGAGGTTGGTCTTGGAAGAATTATGGGTTACCCAGTAGTTCTTGATGACTATGTAACAACATCAAACAAGGCTCTTTACCTGGGCAAGTGGTCTGATGTAGTTGGTAACTTCTCAGAGGCTATGAACGTTGAGTCATCTATGGAGTCAGGATTCGCAACAGGATCTATCGACTACAGAGGCTTCTGCGTATTCGATTCAAAGCCAGCTAAGACTGATGCTATCGTTCGTCTTGTTAGCACAATCTAATTAGGCGTTTGATACATATGGGTGCGGTTGGTTCGGTCTCCTCCGCACCCCACCTTTTTGAGACCGAAAATAAAAGGAGACCAACATGAAGATACTAATTGGAGTGCCTTGCACAGACTATATTGATTCACGGCACTATGAAAGCGCAGTAAGATTTGCCCTCCGCAACGGAGGAAAGTATGAGATGGATGTCCTCGTTAATTCGGGGGCATTAATTTATGCCTCAAGGGACTATATCGCAGCCATGGCAGTTAATTCCGGAGCAGATGCGGTCCTGTGGTTCGATTCGGATGTCACTTTTGAGCCGGATATCCTAGACAAGCTTGTCGCTGATAAGAAAGATTGCGTGACTGGCCTTTACTTTAGGCGAAGGCCGCCGTATTCACCAGTCATTTATTCAAAGATAGTGCTTGGAATGGGTGAAGACAAAGTAAGTGAGACCTACGAAGACTATCCGCAAGACAAACTGTTTGAGGTTGATGCCTGTGGCATGGGTGGGTGCCTCACTTCTACGGCAATGCTGAAGAAGATATTCGATGAGAACGGCACCTGCTTCGCACCGTATAAGACCTATGGTGAGGATATTTCTTTTGGAATTAGGGCAAGAAAACTTGGCTATAAATTATGGTGTGATTCACGGATCAAGATGGGCCATGTGGCCTACAACATAGTCACAGACAGCACTTGGAGTGCAGTAAAGGATAAGCAAAATGTTAGCAGAGACAAGGAAAGCATTACAGATAACCACAACGTCATTTGACGATGACATTCTTCGCCTTATCAAAGCTGGCCTTCGTGATGTGAAGACCGTTGGGTGCGATTTCCCAGTAATAGTTGGCACATCTGATGTCACTATTCCTGATGAGATGGTAGCACAGGCGATAATCACATATGTTCGCTGTAACTTCGGTTCACCGGACAATTATGACAAGCTCAAAGCAAGTTATGATGAGCAGAAAGCACAGTTGAGAGAGAATTCCAACTACATTGGAGGCGAATGATGGATAGGTCGAACGTTGTTAAGTTAATCAAAACAACTTATACAACTGACAGCCTTGGTCAGCAGATTCCCACCGAAATCGCAAGAATAGCATACTGCAAAGTTAGATCAGTCACGCAGAATGAATGGTTTAACGGAGCGCAGAATCACATGAAGCCAGAGCTTGAAGTGACTATGTTCAAGTATGACTACGAAGATGAGGAGCAAGCAGAATACAACGGCAAGAGATATGGAATATACCGCACCTATTTGGGTAACGGAGACAATATCTCGTTGTATTTGCAGAGTAAAGCTGGCCTATGAGTGATAAGTCAGTTGAGGCAAATGGATTAGCTGATGCAGTGGCCGAAATACTTGAAGGTTATTCAACCAAAGTAACTCAAGCCGCTGCCGAAGCAGTCAAGGCAACCGCAGAAGATTGCGTACACAAGATTCAAAACAATATCGGTGGAGCGAATATCAAAGGTACAGGAAAGTACAGAGCCAGCTGGAAAGCGGAAATAGAATCACAGAACAGCTATGAGACGGTATACCGAGTTCATGCCGGTGCGCCATACTACAGGCTTACCCATCTTTTGGAGAAGGGGCATTTGATTGTAGTCCATGGGGTGGCCACAGGTGGAAGTACAAAGAAGTATCCACACATAAGACCTGCGGTGCGTGACATTGAGAAAGAATTTGGATCTAAACTTCAAGTGGGGATGAAGAAATGACACTAGATGGTTTATACACAGTATTGGCAAGCACAGGGCTTCCTACTGCTTACAATGCTTTTCCGAAGGCTCAAGCGTTACCTTGTATTACATATGAGTTCGCTTATTCTGATAACTTCGGAGCAGACGGCAAGGTATATCAAAAGAGTAATCGTGTTGATATCAACCTTTATACAGTACAAAAAGATTTAACAAATGAGGCACTTCTAGAGTCAAAGCTAGATGGTGCCAATTTATTTTACAACAAAGTAGAAACCTATCTCGATGCAGAGAAGGCATATCAAATATCATATGAGGTGACAATCGATGGCTAATAAAGTTAAATTTGGTCTTTGTAATGTTTACTACTCAAAGATGACAGAGACAACCCAGGGCGAAACCTATGCAACTCCTGTTGCTATGCCGGGTGCAGTTAATCTGTCATTGGCTGCTGAAGGTTCTTCAGAGCCGAAGTATGCAGACAATCAGGAATACTACACAGCAATCACAAATAATGGATATTCAGGAACACTTGAGCTTGCTCTTATTCCTGATTCATTCAAGAGTGACATCCTTGGCGATGTAGTTGCTACCCAGGGCGGTCTCGTTGAGAAGTCAAATGTAGCTACAACATACTTCGCTTTACTCTTTGAGTTCAACGGAGATGATAAGGCTCGTAGACATGTTATGTACAAGTGTTCAGCAACTCGTCCTGATGTAGCTTCAGCAACAGTTGAGGCTTCAAAGACACCAGTAACTGAGACACTTAACATCAAAGCAATCCCTAACAAGAACGAAATCGTTAAATGGTTCGTTGATCAGGGCAGCTCTGTTTACACAAGTTGGTTCTCATCAGTACAGACACCAACCATTTCACAGTAATTGAAGATAAGGAGACCGAAAATGATAACCAAATCAATAAAAATTGGAGATAAAGATATACTTTTTACTTGTTCTGCCGGTACATTGGTGCGATATCGCAATGATTTTGATTCGGACTTGATGGCAGATATGCAGAAGCTTGTCGGCAATAATCCTGACCTCGATATCTTGAGCAAACTCGCATACACAATGGCAAAACAGGCAAGCAATGAAGAGTTCCCAGAGTATATTGATTGGCTAGATCAGTTCGATATGGTTGAATTCATGACAGCTCTTACAGAGATTACATCTATGTGGGGGCAGAACAACAAGAAGAATTCAGTTGCTAAAAAAAAATAAACCGAACGGACAGAGACCTGACTACACCGTTATTCATCTTGAGGGCGGTACAGTTAGGTCTTTCCCTTCGGGATATTGACCAGCTAACCATAGGGTTTATAGATGATATGCTGGTCGAAAGCATGAATGATTCTGTCGAATATGATCAGCAAGCAACTCAAGACGATTTTAACAGATTTTAAGGTGACAAAACATGGCACTTTCTGAAGAAATAAAAGGCATCAGTGTCAAAATTGGTGCCAATACAACAGAATTATCAACAGCCTTAAAGAACATCAACTCAGAAGTCAAAGGCACTGGGCAATCACTGAATGAGATTAATAAGCTCCTGAAGTTTGATCCGACCAATGTGGAATTGCTCACACAGAAGCAAAAAGCATTAACGGATCAGGTTGAAGCTGCCAAGCAGAAGGTTGATGCGCTGAAACAGGCACAAGAGCAAGCCGCCGAAATGCTTGCAAATGGACAGATAGACCAAGGCTCTTATGATAAGCTGTCAAGGGATGTCATTGCAGCAGAACAGAATTTGAATAGGCTGTCAGGACAGTTAGATGAGACAAATTCTCAGCTTGACGGCACCGCAGAAAGCGGAGGGCAGGCGGCCGCCGCAGTAGAAGAAGAAGGAAATGCTGCTGAGACCGCATCTAAGGGGAACATTAACCTTGGTGCCGCACTTGGTGTCGCTACTGCTGCCGTGGCAGCGGCTACAGCTGCGGTAATCGGTCTGGGCAAATCATTTGCAGATTCTATCGCAGAGACGGCAGAATATGGAGACAATATCGACAAGGCTTCACAGAAGATAGGCATGAGTGCGAAAGCATATCAGGAATGGGATGCAATAGCGCAACACAGCGGAACTTCTATGGATACCTTGAAGACATCCTTCAAGACATTAGCTACATCAGCGCAGAGTGGCAAGGAAGAATTCAAGAAACTTGGACTTGACCTCAAGGAAGTAGCGAAGATGTCACAAGAAGACCTGTTCGCTAAAGTCATTGAAGGCTTACAGAACATGGAAGAAGGCACCGAGCGTACAGCAATAGCTTCCAAACTTCTTGGTAAGGGCGCACTTGAGTTAGGTCCTCTGATGAATACAAGCGCAGAAGACACCGAGAAGATGCGCCAAGCAGTCAATGACCTTGGAGGAGTAATGTCTGATGAGGCGGTCAAGGCGGCTGCTAGGTATCAGGATTCACTTCAAGACATGAATACAGCTTTTGACGGTCTTAAGCGTAATCTTACTAGCGAATTCTTGCCGGCAATGGCAGATTGCATGGACGGCCTTGCACTTATCTTTAGCGGACAAGAAGGCGGCACCGAGATGGTGACCAAGGGCATTCAGGGTATTGCCGAAGGCATCAACCAAATAATTCCTACTATTTTGCCGCTCATCATGTCGGTAATAAGCCAAATAGCACTTGTTTTAGCACAGAACATACCTACTCTTATCAGTTCGATTAAGACCATCATGCCGCAGATTGTTCAGGTGATTCAAGAATTGGCAGCTGCGCTGATACAGAATTTACCATTATTGATTGAATGTGGACTTGAGCTTATCAAAGCATTGGCACAAGCGATTCTCGATAATTTGCCGCTTATCATACAGAGTGCAATTGATATACTCATGTCTCTGTTGCAGGGTATTTCCGAGAATATCGATATCATCATAGATGGAATCATTTATGTGGTTGAGACCATCGTGACAACACTTCTCGATAACTTGCCACAGATAATAGAACAAGGTGGTCAGATACTTATGGGTATCATTCAGGGCATCATGGACCGATTACCGGATTTGATTAATACCGCTGCCGACCTGATTATACAGATCGTGACAACATTGATAAAGAACTTGCCACAGATACTTGCTCAGGGAGCCGAGATCATCACTACCATAATTAAAGGAATTATCGGAGCAATCCCGACCTTGGTAGCACGAATCCCAGAGATTATTGTGGCTATCGTTACTACTTTGGTACAGAACTTACCACAGATTCTTGCTCAGGGTGGCGAAATTCTCATAGCTTTGATTACTGGTCTCATTGAGGCTATCCCGCAATTGATTCTTGCAATTCCGGAGATAATTAAGTCCATAGTTCAGACATTTGCTGAATATGACTGGGCAACAATCGGACATGAAATCATGGAAGGAATAAAGAACGGTATTCTTAAGGGTTGGGAAAGAGTTAAGGAGGCCGTAACCGATGTAGCTGACAAGGTTAAAAACAAATTTAAGGATATCTTCGGTATCGAATCACCATCAAAGTGGATGCGTGATAATATCGGTAAGAACCTTGATGCAGGTCTTGCGGTTGGTCTTGACCAGTACAAGCGCATTGCTATAGATGCGGCAAACGGAGTATCGGGAGCCGTAGCTAATGCATTTGGCACATCGTTAGGTGCCGATTACGGAACATCAGGACGAAGTGCTAACCTGTACATGACCGCACCGGTATATCTTGACGGTCAGCAGATAGCAGTAGTAGTAAATAACAGATTAGGAGTGATGCTATGAGAGAATTTGGTTTAGTAAACGAATTAGGGCAGAGCTTCGGATTGAATAATGTTAAAACAGGCTTTATGCAGAATCCTACTGGCATGGGTTACACTATGGAGTATGGCTATGCCAAGGTAGGGGCAAGGTGGAAAGAACTATACATGAGGGATGTACAGGCTACTATGGGAGGCGAAGTAGTATTTGCTACCACATCGCCATATGAAGCGCAGGTACAGTTCCTCCAGTTCGTTAGATCCAGTAAAAAGATATCCTTTTGGAAGAAAACACCGGCAGGGACATACTACAGAGATGTAGCTATAGTTGGGTACGATATCACAGAGATTACTACAGGAAATGTGCTGTCTTGTCCAATAACAATGATTGCTACTTCATTATGGTATACCAGTTCGGCCGAGAGGGCGGCCATTATTGCTTCGTCTGATAATGAATTTAGGTTCCCGGTGACATGGCCAGCAAGGCTAAATGACTACAGTGACGGATATCTGAACATCGATAACAATGGCAGCTGCGAGGCAGATATCGAAGTAGAGTTCTATGGCTCTATCGATAATCCAAGCATGTCTATTGAAGTCAATGACGTTGAGATTGCCAGTGTGGACATTACGGCGAGTGTAGCTAGTGGGCATAGGATTATTTATTCATCCAAGGACGGCAATTTGTATTGCTTCTCCGGAACAGATGCGGCTATTACTGAATTCAAGCGAAACGGAACCACAACAAATCTTACCAATCTTGTACTTGGGTTCAGCCTAGAGAATGAAAACTTCCTGAAGCTCCCAGTAGGCAACAGTAAGCTGCATATCACAGCAGATTCTACCATTGAGAATCCTATCATGATTAGCATCTACAAATATTTCAGGGCGGTGTAATATGATAGCATACATTAAAAGCAATGTAGATTTCACTACCAAGGATGTCCTGGAGTTTGAGAAATATTCTTTTGCACAGGATATAGAGTACGCTAACAACTCAACAATAACGGTGCTGACAAAGCCAAACATAACTGATGATGACTTCGTTATCTGCAAAGACGGTAACGAGGTCATTTTTATCGGTATATGTGATAGCTTCGCTGCTGATAGTTCGACAGGGTATACTATCAACCTTAAACAGAAAGAATGTTTCTTTGACAGAGAGATATTCGTGGGTACGGAATCAGTAATCAGTTCAACAGGCATTGAGGACTTCATAAAAGCTGAGATTGAAGCAAATTGGGTGTCATCAGGGGATGTATTGCTTGATAAGAACTACATTACGGTGGTTGCATCAACTCATACACCGATTAGTGCTACTGTTGATGCGAATAAGGGAGTATACAACCTTAAGACATTCCTTGCGAATGCAAAAGAGTATTACGGCATATTTACTTCGTTTAGTTATACGAATTCTGCACTGACCATCACGATTAGTAAAGATAATTCAACATCTTTGCCGATTGATGTGACTATATCAGATGTCAGTGAGTATACGGAGACCTACAATGTGGATGTACTCGCAAAATTACTTGTAAAGTGGTATAGCAAGACTACCGAACTTACTACAAACCTTGCGTATTATCTTAAATCCGATAGGACAATTACCACAGATTCTACAGATCCTGATAGGGCAAAGGGAGTAATAAAATCCAAGTACATCGAGAAAAACACACTTGATGAAGCGGTACAGGATGTCTACAACGAATTCAAGAGCAACAGCTATGAACACAAAATAAGCTTCAATCTATGGAATGGTAGCCAGGCATATCCAGCGGCAATGTATTATGTCGGTAGGAATGCGACTATCAAGACAAAGACAGGCATACAGACGAGCTTAATCACTGGAATGAGTTACAACAGTGACAGCTCGTTTATTAGTTTCACTTTTGGCAAATTAAAGGTTTCACTTATCGAAAAAATAAGGGAGATAGCAAAATGAGAGCAATAATTTTTAATCAGCAGAACATGACGGCAGCGGACTTGGGATTCTATGCAAACGCCTTTGCCAACAGAAGGACCGGCGTTATGAGCGGTCTTACTATGACCACAGCCAATGGCATCATCAATATCGCTAGTGGCCGAGGACTTATCTGCGGAAGGATGTTTGCAGTAGACGGCACCGACAGTGTATCGGCACCGGAAGTAACAAGTGGTTCGCTGTTCTGTAGGCTCGTCTGCGAAGTAGATCTGTCACAGACCAGCACCGCACAAGCTTGTAATCAGATAGCATGGAAGATTCTTCAGTCAAGTTCAGCCTACCCAACACTGACACAGCAAGACCTTAACGAACATCCAACAGACGGAGTATATCAGATGCCTATGGCGAAGTTCACAGTAAGCACCGATGGCATTGCTAACTGGGTAGACGAGAGACCAGTAATGGATGTATTCCTTACCGGCACACTCGTAGCTGGAAGCACTTCACTTGTGATAAGTGATTCAAGCATTACAGAGAACGGCACATTTGATATCTACTGCGAGACACTTGCAGACGGCACACCTGTTAATCCAACAAAGCAGTTAGCTGGAACAGGAACACTTACATTAACCTTTGAAGCACAGGAAATCAACATAGGAGTTAAAGTAAAGGTGGTGGGATAAATGGCATATTTCAAGTGCAAGGATGCAGGTCCTATTCCGCATGGTAGTCAGTCATTTACCGGTACAACTACATTCCGTGTTCCGAGCAGAGTTAGGAAAGTAAACCTTTATTTGGTTGGTTCGGGAGGAGACGGCGGTAATGGCTGTTGGTATAAAAACAGCTCAGACAATGCACAGGCGCAATCCGGTGGCGGAGGTGGCGGCGGATATATAACAAGGCAAGAGAATATATCCGTACTTCCCGGAGACACCATAGCTGTAACTGTAGGCTCTGGGGACACCACAATTGTTGTAAACGGAACAACCTATACTGCTGGCAAGGGCGGTCGTGGCGGAGATAATAATGGAGCTGGAGGCACTGGCCAATCCGGTGGCGGTGGCGGTAGCTGGTCTCGTCCATCAGCAAGTTACAACAGAGCGGCCGGAGGCTCAAACGGAGCAAACGGATCGGGCGGAAGCAACGGAAGTGCTAGCAATGGTGGTTCGGGAAATGGACAGAGTTGCTACATAGGCGAAGTGCTATTCTCGACTGGTGGATATGGTGGTAGTGGCAAATACGGTAACTACAACTATGATCCGTGTAATGCTGGAGGCGCAAACACTGGTAACGGCGGAGATGGTGCTAACTCAGGGTATGCAGACGGCGGCAGATATACCACCTATTACGGCGCATCGGGCGGAACCGGTTTCGCACTTATAACTTGGTAAAGGAGAAAAACAATGGCAGTAGCACATAATGTTTACGCATTAATCAATAATGGTGCAGTGCAGAATGTAGCAGTAGGCAATTACTATGACTGCAATGTAGTAGCAAAGCACACCTATGGCAGCGATGCAGTTGCGGTAGAAGTAACCTATATCCCGGTTGAAATCGGGGACACCTATGAAGGCGGTAAGTTCTACAGAATGATTCAGGGCAATAAGACCGAGATCACTCGCATTCCTACAGAAGAAGAAACAGTGGCAGCACACACGGTAGCTATCGAATCACAGGATGACGAAATCGACAATCTGTGGGTAGCAGTATTGGAGGGTTGATATGAACGAACACAGCAAACAGTTTGACCGATTCAAGAGGCTCTACAACGAAGGCAAGCTTACTGAGGCTGGACTTGATAAGGCGGTAGCACTTGGACTTATCACGGCGGCAGAGAAAAGGGAAATAATGGAGAGCAATGAGGACTAAATTATGACCGACACAATCATTGTAGCAATCATTGCCTTAATAGGTTCTATCGGTGGTACATATTTTGCTAATCGCAAACAGTCAGCACTCATAGCCTATCGTCTTGAAGAACTTGAACGCAAAGTTGACAAGCACAACAGTGTAATAGAACGGACATACAACCTTGAGAAGAAGGCAGAAGTCTTTGATGAGAAAATCAAGGTTGCCAATAATAGAATAGCAGATTTGGAGGCGAAATCATGAAGTTTGAAATGAGCAACAGCACCTATGACTTCCTCAAGAAGCTTATCCAGATATGGATACCGGCAGGTATCACTTGTTTTGTCGCACTTGCAAACATATGGCACTGGGAGATTCCCACAGAGGCCATTGTAGCTTCTGTGACCGCCGTGACAGCATTCTTGGGCATAGTCCTTAATATTTCTACCCACAATTATAACAACAACTCTACGGAGGCATAAAATGAATATTCAAGCAAGTAACGGAGTTATGAATCTTGGCCATCAGATGGATAACCTTGCTACAGTGATTACATTCCCTATTGGGGATGTGGTTGCTGATCAGGGAGCTGGTGGCTCGTGGTCAGTAAGAATTCAGCGTAATGGAGATGTTGCTGCTTATCCTACTAGCAACTTTTCTGTTAGCAATAACAATCTCAATCTTATTCTCACATCATCAGACCTTGCCAATGTCGGCGAAGGTCAAATCCAGCTTAAGTACGCAGTAGGCTCAAAGGTATTAATGAGCCGTGTATATCGTTTTTATTCGCACTATTCGCTTGACGGCAGCGGAACAGTTCCAGCTCCATGGCAGAGTTGGGTAGATGCCGTTGAAGCAGATGCTGACAGAGCAGAAGCAGCAGTGCTGCACTATCCTTATATCGATGAGACAACCAAACATTGGATGCAGTATGATGCACAGAATGAGGAATTCGTTGATACAGGAATCAAGGCAGAGGGTATTGACGGACAAGACGGAGCTGACGGCGAAGATGGTTTCTCGCCAGTAGCAGCGGTTAACAAGGTTGGCAAAGTAGCAACAATCACTATCACAGATGCAACCGGAACAACCACAGCGCAAGTATCTGATGGTAATGACGGAGAGGCTGGTCCAGCAGGTGCAGACGGATTCTCTCCGAGCGCATCAGTCAGCAAATCAGGATCTGTTGCAACTATCACGATCACTGACAAGAATGGCACCACAACAGCGCAGGTAAATGATGGAATTACTCAGGATTTAAGTGCCTACAGAACATCAGCAGCCCAGGATGTAATCGACAATACCTTACAGCCGAAAACTGACAATTTGTTGTCTACCACAAGTAAGAACATCGTGGGTGCTATCAACGAGGTGGATTCAATAGCACTTGGTGCAAATCAAGCACTTGGAGTTGCTAACTATCAAACACTCGTTACGATGATGAATGGTGCAACGGCAACAGCTTATCGAGTAGGGCAGAACATCTATGTGCAGACATTGAATGTGCCTGACATTTGGGTGTACTCCGTTGAGAGTTCTTCTGTGCCTTATACATACACCACAGACGAGGCACTTGCAACGGCACTCGATAGTGGTGCGGTGCAGATGGGATATTACAAGATAAGCAAGTTAGAAGGGCAGAAAGTTGACCTTACTAATTATGTGACAAAGACAGATTATGCGAGTTCATCTGTTGGTGGAGTTGTAAGAGTATGGAATGATTACGGACTTGAAGTAGCAAGTGGTGTACTTCGTGGTTTAACAAGGACATATGCTCAATATCAAAGCGATAATTCTCTAGCACTTATTTCAAAAGCAATCCTCGAGAATGTCATCACAGGCAAAGGGTTAGTGAGCAAGACAGATTATGCAAATGCGAGTACAGGCGGTGTAATCAAAGCCAATAGTGCATACGCCATTGCGATGTATAACGGAGAGTTATATTCTGTTGCAAAAACCTATGCACAGTATTCCAATTCGACAGGCACTAACGCATTTATCTCCAAAGGCACACTCGAGAATGTCCTCACAGGCAAGAACATCAACAATGT